ATTGAGGACATCGTAGAGGTACAGGCTCTGTCATCTCTGCGTCAGTTCTACACTGAAGATGCTGGTTATGCTCTAGCTGTACAGGTCGATAACGATCTACACGCAGCTGGTACTGGTTTTGGTGACGGTGGCGCTATCGTATTTAGCCCTGCTGCTACTGACTACCAGCACACTGGTTGTTTCTTCAATGATGGTGGTACTACCACTCAGTACACCGACGATACCTTGGTAGCTGGTGACGAGTTTACGGATGCTTTCTTCCGTGACATGATCCAGAAGATGGATGACAACAACGTACCGATGGAAGGTCGTAACCTTATCATCCCGCCCGCTACGCGCAACGCTATTATGGGCATCGACCGATACGTGTCTTCTGACTTTGTATCCGGTGGTACTGTCAACAATGGCTTGATCGGCAATCTGTATGGCGTAGACGTTTACGTTTCTGCTAACTGCCGAACTATTGAAGCCGCAGCTGACAACACTGCATCTAGCGTTGACACTCGCGCAGCCCTGCTGTTCCACAGCGAAGCAGTTGTGATGGCAGAGCAGTTAGCTGTTCGTTCCCAGACTCAGTACAAGCAAGAGTACCTGTCTACTCTGTACACTGCTGACACCCTTTACGGTGTTCAGGTGTATCGTCCTGAAGCTGGTTTTGTTCTGGCAGTGCCTTCTGCCTAATAGAACTACGGGGGTCGCAATGGCCCCCTTTCCTTTTTTCTTGCTAGGAATAACCAATGGCTAATTATACAAAGACGACAGACTTTGCCGCTAAGGATACGCTTCCCGGTGGCGATACCAACAAGGTTGTTCGCGGCTCAGAGTTTGAAACAGAATTTGATGCTATATCGACTGCGATTGCTACAAAAGCCGATACAGCAAGCCCTACGTTTACCGGCACAGCTACGTTTGCGACCCTTAATGCAACTACGATTGACCTTAATGGCGGCGCATTAGACAACGTAACTATTGGTGGGTCAACACCAGCCGCAGGAACGTTTAGCTCTTTAGTAGCAACCACAGCGGATATTAATGCCGGCACTATCGACAACACTGTTATTGGCGGTTCTACACCAGCAGCAGGCACATTTGCGGCTGTCGCCGGTACTACAGGAACTTTTTCTAGTGGCGTTTCAGGAACCACTGGTACATTTTCAGGCGCGGTTACTGGTTCAAATCTAAATATATCTAACTGGGATACAGCTTTTGGATGGGGCAACCATGCTTCTGCAGGCTATCTCACTAGCGTTGCCTTTAGTAATATTGATGGTGCTGCTGTTATCACATCGTCAGAAACTTTTGCAAGCAACGATACAACCTTGCCTACGACAGCTACGATGACCGCGAGAATCCTAGCAGCCTCGCTTGGATCTACGGCATCTCTTGATGATTTGACAGACGTTAACTTGACTCCTGCCGCAACAGATGGTCAGACTTTGGTTTTTGATGCTAGCACATCAAAGTTTATAGCGGGTACTTCCGGTGCAGGGCTGGACGGCGGTTTTGCTAATTCAACTTATCTCACAGCTCAGAATTTTAACGGAGGCGGTGCATAATCATGGCAAGCATAATCCAAATACGCAGAGATACAGCGTCTAACTGGTCATCTGCTAATCCAACACTAGCTCAAGGCGAGTTAGGTCTTGAGACAGATACTCTTAAGCTAAAAGCAGGCGATGGGTCTACAGCGTGGAACTCAGCTAGCTACCTGATTGATACTGGCGGATATATTACTGCCAGCTATTCAGGTGATGTTGCAATCACTGGTTCGTTAGCTGGGGACAATATCAAGCTAGACGGCAACGCTATTTCGTCTACAAACACCAACGGTAACATTCAATTGTTTCCTAATGGCACTGGATACACAGAGCTATACGGCAACACTAATGCTGGAACAATCCGTTTTAACTGCGAGTCAAACAGCCACGGTGTAACCGTCCAAGGCCCAGCACATAGTGCCGCAGCAACCTACACGGTAAAGCTACCAGACACTCTAGGTCTTACTCAGGCATCAGGACTTGTTACTACTGACGCTAACGGTGTAGCAACCTTTGATGATGGCATTTCAGAAGAGTACATAGCGGTTACATCTTCTTCTAACGCTACGGCTGTTAACCTAAGAACTGGCACTAACTTCAGCCATACGCTTACAGAAAACACTACGTTTTCATTTAGCAACCCAGCCTCAAGTGGCAAGGTATCAGCGTTTACCTTGAAGCTGGTGCAGGATTCAGGTGCATCTGGGTTTACTGTGACATGGCCTAGCTCAGTAGATTGGCCTTCAGCTACAGCGCCCACACTAACAGCTACCGCAAGCGCAGTAGATTACTTTGTATTTATCACGCATGACGGTGGCACTACCTACTACGGGTTTACTGCAGGGCAGGCATTGGGATGAGTAGATCAGCTTTAAAAGGAATACAGGCTGCTGCTGGTGGTGCTAGTGGCCCCGTTTACGTTGATGATGTGTTCTCGACGTTTTTGTACGAAGGTACTGGCTCTACCCAAACCATAAATAACGGCATTGACCTTAATGGCGAAGGTGGTTTGGTTTGGATTAAGAATAGAAATTCTGGTTCTCAAAACTACGCTTTATTTGACACTGCTCGCGGCCCTCGTTATCACCTAGCCTCTAACAGCAACATAGCTAGCACGGATTATGGTGCTTATGGTGTTAATTCTTTTAATAGCAACGGATTTAGTTTAATAGGCAACGGCGGTGGTACAAACGGTAGCGATGACTACGTTTCTTGGACATTCCGCAAGCAACCGGGGTTTTTCGATGTTGTAACGTATACGGGTGATGATACATCATTTCGTCAGATAGCTCACAACCTTGGCTCTACGCCGGGAATGATTATTGTTAAAAGAACGACCAACTCAAGCACTTGGTACGTGTATCACAGGAGTCTTCCAGAGGATACTGCCACAACGCCAGCAAAGTCAAAAAACCTGAAGCTAAATGAGTCGTCGTCCGTTTCGGCAAATCGAGTCTTTGGTCAGCACTCGGCGCAAACATCGTCTGTCTTTACTTTGGGGGATCTGAATCTTGCTCAGGTTAATGGGGCTGGAGAAAGCTACGTTGCCTACCTATTTGCACACGATGCTCAAGACTTTGGCGAAGATTCTGACGAAGCCATTATTAAGTGTGGAACTTATACGGGCAATGGAAGCACCACTGGCCCTGTTATTGATCTTGGATTTGAACCTCAGTGGTTAATGGTAAAAAGAACCAACGATGTTGGTGGTTGGTTTTGTATGGACACTATGCGAGGAATGGTAGTAGATGGCCCCGGTCAAAACACGGCAACGGCTTCTATTCAATGGCAGGAAAGTAACGCAGAAGGTACTGCTACTAATTGTGATGTTGATATAAATGGCTCTGGCTTTCAATGCACTAATGATGCTAACGGAGGTAATGCTAACGGCTCTACTTACATTTATGTAGCCATCCGCAGACCTCACAAGCCAGCATCAGAGTTTGCGGCTACTGATTTGTTTAAGGTAATTTCTGCGGTTTCGACTAATCCTTCTTGGGTGTCTGGTTTTCCTGTAGACATGAACATTCAGAAAAACGTCATCGACACCGCTGGGCCGTATCTTTGGGCGAGGCTTATTCAAGGATCGCGTTTACAAACAAGCTCGACTAGCTACAAAAGTTCAGAAGGCTCCGCTGTATTTGACTATCAAAATGGAGTAAGCGAGGGTCAGGGATACCAGTTAAGTTCGCAGTATGCGTGGATGTGGAGACGCGCTCCGGGCTTTTTTGATGTTGTGACTTATAATGGCAACAGCACAGCAGGACGCACGGTAACTCATAACTTAGGCGCTGTGCCAGAGATTATGATGATCAAAACAATAACTGTTAGAGCGGCCGACTGGCAGGTCTATGTCGGTACTGTAGGCCCAACTAAATTCTTGGAGTTAAATGGCGAAGCTGCGCCAAAATCAACTGATGCTGTTGAAAGATTTAACAACACGGCTCCAACGGCATCTGTATTTACCTTGGGCAACAAGGATACCGTCAATTATACGGGTACGCAGTATATTGCCCTCCTATTCGCAACAGTCGCAGGACTATCTAAAATAGGGAGCTACACAGGTACGGGCAGTGACTTAAACGTAGATTGTGGCTTTAGTTCTGGTGCTAGGTTTATCTTAATAAAACGCACAGATGCGTCGGGACCATGGTATGTCTATGATTCTGCTCGGGGCATCGTAGCTGGCGATGACCCGTATTTGTTATTGAATAGCACTGCGGTAGACGTTACGAACACAGACTATGTAGATCCTCTGTCTAGCGGCTTTACAGTCACATCATCTGCACCAGTGGGACTCAACAACTCTGGCGGCACTTATATTTTCTACGCAATAGCATAGGAGAATC